TCACAAGAAACACATCCACGAGGTATAACGTTAAAGAAGGGTTTTTAAGTAACCTAGTAGGCGATGTGCGCAATGCATTTAAGCCAGGTGTACAAGTAACGCCTAATATGGTTAAAGAGTTGGAAGCAGGACTAGCAGCAATTAAAGCAGGCGGACAACCTACTCCTCGTCAACAAAAAATCTTTGACCGTTTCATGAGTGATACACTTGCAAAAGAATTAAAAAAGATGGGTATGAGCGAAGCCTCTAAAAATGTTTCGGAATCACCCCTTGCTGCTTGGCCAGCAGTTGCGTATGCAGCAAGTAGAATTCCACCTACTACTTATGCAGGAGCTGCAACAGCTATAGGAACAACAATTGCAAAAGCAATTAAACACTTTGAAGAACTAATTAAAAAAAATCCTAAGCATCCTAAAGTGTCTGAAGTAAAAGCAGAGTTAGATAAATTAAAGCCAATGCTTGCAAAATCACAATCAGAGTTAGGTGAAACAACAACCGCTGGAAGTGTAGCAACTGTTGCAAATCCTCCAAGTGCAAATGCTAAAATTAAACGTAAAAACGGTGCACCTGTTGCTCCACAAAAGAAAAACAAAGACGGCACTGCTAAGAACGCATTAGAGCTAGGTAACAATTTAATGGGCGGCGGTGCTGTCAAAAGATAAATACTATTAATAAGGTATTCCGGAGAAACAAATGACAAAACAAGTTAAAGAAGGTTTAGGCGATTTAGCTGCAATGGCAGAACGTGACCATGAAGTACAAATGGCTCGCGCAGACCTATACAAACTAGCAAAGTATGCTATCAAATTGCACGATATGTTAAAGAGTGTATCCGAAGCTGAGGGTATTGAAGGTTGGAAACAAGCTAAAATTACTACAGCAGCAGATGACATATCAAGCGTGTATCATGCTATGGATTATGACATGAAATTTGCAGAATCTAAGACAACAAAGAACGTTCTGAACAGAACGAAAACTGTCTCTGAAACAGACTACACTGCATCACTTAAAGGTCGCGTTGCTGCAAAATTTAAATAACTAAAAAAACACTTGACAACTCCTGTTTAATGCTGTATACTTAACTAGTAATATAACATTAAATAGGAGTTTTTTTATGAGCGATCGTACCTACGGTGCAGAAGAGAAGGCGAAGCTAGAGCGTCTTGTTCAAGAGGGTGTAACTGTACTGCAAGAGATAGAAGACCTTAACATGGGTCTGAAAGACACAGTTAAAGCAGTAGCAGAAGAACTAGACATTAAGTCAAGTTTAATCAATAAAGCAATTAAGATTGCACAAAAACGTGATTGGGAAAAGCATGCAGATGCATTTGACGATCTCGAAACGCTAGTTGCAACAGTTGGCGTTGATAAATGATAACCAGTGTTATCAACTTTTTTAAAGAAAGCCACAAGTCTAGTCCAATTGCATTTTGGTGTGAAATGGTCGAGGCGGTTTTCTTGATTGGTGCAAGTGCTGTGCTTACTTTTACTGTCTTAGACCCTGCTACAAAGATATTTGTACCGATGTACATAGTAGGGTCACTACTAGGCATTATAAGTGGAGTATATAGAAAGGCAGCATTTGTTATTGTGTTGTGTACTTGGTTCACTACCATGAATTTAATTGCACTGTATCAATTATTTGTAATGTAGAGTCGTTCACTTTAAGAACAAGTAATAAGGTTAGTTGGCCAGAAGCAACAGGAGGCATAATTTGAGTTACGTAGACGCATTTTTCGACCGCGATCATGATATAATTAAAGCAGTTGAACGCAATGACGGTAAAAGAATTTACCGAGAATATCAATCTAAATACACATTTTTTTATAAAGACCAGCGTGGCAAGTATAAGAGCGTGTACGGCGATCCGCTAAGCCGTATTGTATGTAAAAGTACAAAAGACTTTCGTAAGGAAGTTGCTATTAACAGAGACAAAACTTTGTTTGAAAGCGATATCAATCCAATCTTTCAGTGTTTAAGTGAAAACTATCTTAACCAAGATGCACCTAAGCTGAATGTGTGTTTTTTCGATATTGAGACTGACTTTGATCCAGAGCGCGGCTTTGCTGATCCAAGTGATCCGTTTATGGGCATTACATCTATTAGTGTGTATTTGCAGTGGATGGAAACAATGATCTGTTTAGCAGTACCACCTAAGACACTTACTATGGACGAAGCAACTGAATTGCTTAAAGACATACCTAATGTAATGCTTTTTGAAAAAGAAGGCGACATGTTAGATACATTTTTGACGCTAATTGAAGATGCTGACATACTTAGTGGATGGAACAGTGAAGGATACGATATTCCGTATACTGTTAATAGAGTAAGTCGTGTACTAAGCAAGGATGACACACGTAGATTCTGCTTATGGGGACAACTTCCTAAGAAGCGCACGTATGAAAAGTACGGCAAAGAGAGTCAAACTTATGACCTAGTTGGGCGTGTACACTTAGACAGTTTGAACTTGTATCGTAAGTACACATACGAAGAACGTCACAGCTATCGACTAGATGCAATTGGCGAGATCGAAGTAGGCGAAAATAAGACAGCATACGAAGGTACACTAGATCAACTTTATAACAATGACTTTAAAAAGTTTATTGAATATAACATACAGGATACTGCACTACTTGACAAGCTAGACAAGAAGCTACGCTTTATAGACCTGTCTAACACTATTGCACACGAAAATACAGTTCTTATTCAAACTACAATGGGCGCTGTTGCTGTTACTGAACAAGGTATTGTTAACGAAGCACATAACCGCGGACTACAAGTACCTAATCGTAAAAACAGAGATGACGAAGAAAACACACAAGCCGCAGGTGCGTATGTTGCATTTCCAAAGAAAGGCTTACATAAGTGGATTGGCTCAATGGATTTAAACTCACTGTATCCATCAGTGATTCGTGCATTAAACATGGCGCCAGAAACTGTTGTAGGACAAATACGTCCTGAAATTAGTGATGATCGTGTACACACTGACATGGGATTAAAGAAGAAGACCTTTGCTGGTAGTTGGGAAGGTCGCTTTGCTACAGAAGAGTATGATGCTGTTATGGAACAGCGTAAGGACATTTCACTTACTGTAGACTTTGAAAATGGTCAATCAGAAGTAATGAGCGGTGCACAGATTTATAAGCTAATCTTTGACAGTCAGAATCCGTGGATGCTAAGTGCAAATGGTACTATCTTTACTACAGAGTTTGAAGGTGTTATTCCGGGGCTACTAAAGCGTTGGTATGCCGAGCGTAAAGAATTGCAAAAGAAGCTAAAGAAAGCAAAGGATGCAGGTAACGCAGCAGAGATTGAGTATTGGGACAAGCGACAGCTAGTTAAGAAGATTTTGCTTAACAGTTTGTATGGTGCTATTCTTAATCCAGGTTGTAGATTCTTTGACAAGCGTATTGGACAGAGTACTACACTTACAGGACGTACTATTGTTAAGCACATGAGTGCTGAAGTTAATAAAACTATTACAGGTGTATATGATCATGTAGGCGATGCAATGATCTACGGTGATACTGACTCTTGTTACTTTAGTGCTTGGCCTGCTCTAAAGGCAGATGTTGAAGCAGGTAAGATTCCGTGGAGTAAAGAGAATGTTATTACACTGTATGATCAAGTATGCGAAGCAGCAAACGTAACATTTCCAGATATGATGCAGAAGTCATTCCATTGTCCAAAGAGTAGATCGGTTGTTATTGCAGCAGCTAGAGAGATTGTTGCACAAAGCGGATTATTTATTACTAAGAAGCGTTATGCGGCATTAGTTACAGACATTGAAGGCTTTAGAACAGACATTGACGGCAAAGCAGGTAAAGTAAAAGCAATGGGCTTAGACTTACGTAGAAGTGATACTCCTGTGTTTATGCAAGAGTTCCTAAGTGAACTTTTACTTATGGTGCTTACAGATAAACCGCAAAAAGATATACTTGATCGTATTACAGAGTTCCGTTTACAGTTTCATGAACGACCAGGATACGAAAAAGGTTCACCTAAACGTGCAAACAAAGTTGGACATTATCGCAGACTTGAAGAAAAGCAAGGCAAAGCAAATATGCCCGGACACGTTCGAGCAAGTATCAATTGGAATACATTAAAGCGTATGAACGGCGACAAATACAGTGACGAAGTTGTTGACGGTATGAAAGTTATTGTGTGTAAATTAAAGCCTAATCCATTAGGTTATACAAGTGTTGCATATCCAACAGATTTACAGAGATTGCCTGAGTGGTTTAAAGAACTTCCGTTTGATGACCTAGCAATGGCAGAAACTATTATTGATAACAAACTAGATAACTTGATTGGTGTGCTTAACTATCCGTTAGAAGATACTAAGCGTCACAATACATTTACTAGTTTGTTTGACTTTGGTGATTAATGACTTATATAAAACTAGATAAAGATAACCGCATGTTGCGCCTGGGCTTTGGGAAGAACAAAGGCAGATGGTTCGCTAGAATCGACTTGTGGTTATTTGGAGTAAGAATATGAAAGTAAGAATAGGTAATTACCCCAGTTATTACTACTGGTTAGAACGACTATTTGGCTGGAACCCTACACAAAAGATAAGTGTTCGTATTGATTTGCATGATACGTGGAGCATGGATCAGACCCTTGCTCATATTGTACTGCCAATGCTAGTACAATTAAAACGTACAAAGCACGGCGCTCCTAATACAGACAATGCAGATGTGCCCAAAGAACTGCGTATGGGTAAAAAAGATATAGCACAGTTTGCCAAAGATGGATCAACTGATGACAAGTTCTTTAAGCGTTGGGATTGGATCCTAGACGAAATGATTTGGGCGTTTAATCAAAAGTGCCGTGATGATTGGGAAGGTGATTTTTACGAGTATAAAGATGACAATACTGAACGGTTTGGTTTGAAACTTGTATGGGAAGACCGTGAAGGACAGAAAGCACATCAAAAACGTATGGCAAACGGATTTAAACTATTTGGAAAATATTATGAAAATCTTTGGGATTAGTTTATTAGTGCTATTTTTAAACGGATGTGCAACAGCAGTCGCAATAGTAGATGTAACAGCTAGTACAGCAATTTATGCAGGTAAGACTGTAGTTAATACAGTTGATGCTATAACACCAGATATTGTAAACTAAGGCAAAATATGAAAATAAAATTAGAGATAGAAATTGATACAGACAACGAGCAAGACCTAAATACTATTGAAGAAGTTATTGAAAAGATAACTGAATTAAAGGAACTAATGCATGAAAGTACTGATTAATGATATCGGCGGCGCAGTTGCAAAAGAAGACGAACGATATGTTGTAAAAGATAACACAACTCTTAACAATCTAGTAGTAAGTAGCACACGATTGCAAAAACGCAAAGCAACAACAGGCCATGCCCATCCAGGACAAGAAGAAGTTTATTACTTTATTGAAGGTACTGGTAAGATGGAACTTGGCGACGATATTATTAAAGTACAACCAGGCGACGTTGTATTAATTGAAGATGGAGTATTCCATCGTGTGCATGCAGGTATGTACGAAGAACTATATTTTGTATGCGTATTTGACGGTAAAAGGAATCACAAATGAAGGCATTAATTGTAGTAATAGTTATTTTTTCTCTGGTAGTGGTTACAGGAGTTTATGGACTTTACAACATAGTAACCCGAGAAAAGGCATGTATAGACGGTGTGTTATACGAGCTTAAACTTTCTTCTGGAAATAATTACTGGACAGGCACTGGAGATCTTTGTCAACCTTTGTCAAAGGAGTCAATAGAATGAAAGTAGGATTTACTTGCAGTACATTTGATTTATTACATGCAGGACATGTACAAATGTTACGTGAAGCAAAACAACAATGCGATTATTTAATTTGCGGATTGCAAGTAGATCCTAGTAATGATCGCCCGGAAAAGAACGCTCCTATACAAACGGTTGTAGAGCGATACACGCAACTTAAAGCAGTAAGTTATGTGGACGAGATTATCCCTTACGGTACAGAACAAGATCTAGAAGATGTCTTGACAATGTACAATATTGATGTTAGAATATTAGGAGAAGAGTATCGTGACAAAGACTTTACAGGTAAAGATATCTGTAGACGGCGAGACATTGACTTACATTTTAACAAAAGAGATCATCGTTTTAGTTCAAGCGATTTAAGGAAACGTGTTTGTGAAAACTAAATTTATATTTGATGTTGACGGTACACTAACACCTAGTCGTGGTATTATTGATCTAGAGTTTAAAGAATTCTTTAATACATTTTGTTTAATGAATGACGTATACCTAGTTACTGGCAGTGATAAACCTAAGACTGTTCAACAAATAAGCAAACAAACTTATAATTTGTGCGATCGTGTTTATCAATGCTCAGGCAGTGATGTTTGGCAAGGTGATGAAAACACCTTTAAAAACGAATGGACGTTGCCTATCGAAGCAAGGCATTGGCTAGAACAAGCATTAGATGACAGTGACTTTAATATACGGACTGGCAATCATATCGAACACCGTACTGGCATGGTTAACTTTAGTGTTTTAGGTCGTAATGCAACTGCAGAACAACGTGCGGCATACGTAAGTGTTGACGAAGCCTTAGGCGAGCGTAAACACATAGCACAAGCATTTAATAACTTCTTTCCAAACTTGCAAGCAACAGTAGGCGGTGATACAGGTATTGATATTGCTCCTAGAGGTGCAAACAAAAGCCAAATACTACGAGATTTTAATGAAAATGACACTATACATTTTTATGGTGATGCTATGTCAGCAACTGGCAATGACTATCCGTTAGCAGAAGCACTAAAAGAATATCAATTAGGCTTTTCACACCAAGTTGACGATTGGACACATACATGGGAGAAGTTACGTGAACATTTTACTAACAGGACATAAAGGATTTATCGGAAGTACCTTGATAAAGGCGCTTGAATTAAATCACAATGTTACAGGTATTGATTTACAAGACGGGGATGACTTATTAACATGTGAGTTTCCTACTACTAAATTTGATTTAATCATACACTTAGCTGGACGAAGCGGTGTACGTGAAAGTATTAAAGATCCAGCTTCATATTGGATGAATAACATAGAAGCAAGCAGGCGATTGTTTGATCGTTATGAGAATACACGTATACTATATGCGAGCAGTTCGAGTGCGTATGAACCCGATTTAAATCCTTATGCAGCGTCGAAGTTTGTATTGGAAGAACTTGCGTCACGGTATCCTAATACACTAGGCATGCGCTTTCATACTGTTTGGAGTAATACTCCACGCAAAGGCATGTTTATGGATAAACTATTTAACGGTGAACTAGAGTATGTTACTAATCATCATAGAGATTTTGTACACATAATTGACCTTGTTGAGGCTATTAATCTTTTGATAGTTGCTGACTACGTTAATGGTGTACTTGATATTGGAAGCGGGGTTCCTGTACGCATCCAAGACTTAGCACACGGCTTACCAGTGCGTCTAAATACCCCAGGAGAGCGACAATGGACTTGCGCTAATATAGAAAAAATGAAGGCACTAGGCTATAAACCTAAATATAGTATAGAAAAACACTTGACAAACGTCAATAAAGGCAATATAATAAACTTATTCAATGGAGAAACAGTATGAAAGATATTTTACAAGACGTAGTAGCACACACACATGCACTAGGCTTTTTATCATTAGTTAAAGTAACTGCTGACAGTAGCAGTACAGTAATTGATGCAATGGCTGATGATCGCAGTGTTATTATGTCTGCAACAACACACAGCGCAGTTGCTGAATTCGACGGTACATTTGGTATGCCTAACTTAGACAAACTTAGTATGCACTTGAAGAATCCAGAGTACAAAGACAACGCTAAACTAGACGTTGTTACAGGTGATCGTAACGGAGAAATTATCCCTACGCACATTCACTTTGAAAACGCAGCAGGTGACTTTGAAAACGATTATCGCTTTATGAACAAAGCAATTATCGAAGAGAAGCTAAAGAGCGTTAAGTACAAAGGCACAGGCTGGAATGTAACATTTCAACCAAGTATGGCAAGTATTCAACGTATGAAGTTGCAGAGTGCAGCACATTCGGAAGAGCCTACATTTAATGTAAAGACTGACAACGGTAACTTAGTGTTTAGCTTCGGCGATGCAAGTACACACGCTGGCAACTTTGTATTCCAGCATGGTGTAACAGGAGAACTTAAACATACTTGGAGTTGGCCTGTAGCAGCAGTACAAGCAATCTTAAACTTAGACGGCGATGCAACAATGAGCTTGTCAGATCAAGGTGCAATGCAAATTAGTGTCGACAGTGGTTTAACTAACTATAACTATATTCTACCAGCGCAGAGCAAATAGCATGAATACAGACTTAACAGAAGCACAAGAAGACTATGCACACTTCCTTCCAGCACTTAGTGGGTTTTATGCTACTTACATAGGAAAGCAACGTTATCCTGATCCTGTTAAAGGTCTGTATGTCGACGACAACCGTATGCCTAACAACTTTGCAAACGGTATGGAAAGCCTAAACTATCTTAATGCAAAAGAAGGAGCGTTCACATACAAGTGGACGCTTTATTCTGCAGGACATGCTGAGTTAGATACTACTAAACATAGTCCTAAAGAAGATATGATCCGTAATAGAGATAGAGAAAACACTTGGGCGCTTGGCGACTCAGGTGGTTTCCAAATTGGTAAAGGAGTTTGGGAAGGCGATTGGAAAGATCCTAACTGTCCTAAAGCACAAAAGAAGCGTGACGGAGTGTTACGTTGGATGGATGCTTATATGGACTATGGAATGATCTTAGATATTCCGGCTTGGGTTGCACGTTCACCAGCAGGTGCAAAGGCCACAGGCATTAGTACATACGATGAAGCAGTTGCAGCAACACGTATTAACAATGACTATTGGATGAAACATAGAACAGGTGCTTGTAAGTTCCTTAACGTATTGCAAGGTGAGAATCATGCAGACGCTGATGACTGGTACGAGCAAATGAAAGACTATTGTGATCCAGTTAAGTATCCAGACAATCACTTTAATGGGTGGTCAATGGGTGGTCAGAATATGTGCGATGTACATCTATTACTTAAACGTATAGTTACTATGCACTACGATGGCATGCTACAAAGCGGTATACACGATGTAATGCACTTTCTAGGCACAAGTAAACTAGAGTGGGCATGCTTACTAACAGACGTACAACGTGCTATACGCAAGCACTACAACCCCACTATGATGCTTACATTCGATTGTGCAAGTCCGTTCTTAGCAACTGCGAATGGACAGATTTACATTCAGAATGAAACACCTGATAGAGGCAAGTGGACCTATCGAATGGTGCCTAGTGTAGACGAACTGAAGTATGCAAGTGATACACGTGGTTTTAAAGATGCAGTATTAGCTGATGGTATTTTTAAGAACTTTGAAGATAGTCCAGTAACTGACGGATTGCTTATTAACGATGTATGTA